TATGTATTTTATGTAATCCAAAAAGGATTCTTGTACCTCCCCTTGTTTGTCCAGGTTTTCCAATCGCTCTTGCAGCAAGAGGATCTCTCGCATTGCATCTACAGGTACATGTCTCAAGTTCGACATAGGAGTCACTATAATGTGTTTTGTTTTTTCATTCAATTATTTGTGTTGAACGTTATTATATATACCAAACCATAGGAGTCCCAAATACTATAAGGGGGGGTTGGGGGTCGAGATATGAAAATCTCGGATTTTTGATCTCATATGAGAAAGAATCCTCAGATATATAGCTAAAATTATTTTACTAATAGTGTAAATGAGTTGTATACACATAGTATAAAATATGATATTCTGTATAGGTAATTAAATAAAACTTTGGAGAGAAAAATGAAAAACAATAACAAACAAATAAGAGAAAGGATTGTCAGTCAAGTCTTGGAATTATTAGACAAAGGAATTAATCCTTGGGTTAAACCATGGACTAGTGGTGGATCATTAGGAGATCACAATGCCACAAGTGGACACACATACAGTGGCATTAATATCCCAGTATTAGCTTACTCAAAAGAAGACAATGGTTTTATTTCTAATCAATGGCTAACTTTCTTTCAAGCAAAAGAACATGGTGGATCAGTCATTAAAGGATCAAAATCAACTAAGATTATATTCATATCAAAAATTCAGTTTGACAAGAAAGATGAGAATGGAAATGTTATCTATGATGAGAATGGCAACAAAGAAAAAGTACCGTTTTCATTACTTAAAGAAACGCCTATTTTCAACATTGAGCAAACTGAGAATGTTGTATTGCCTAAGGCTGAGATTACAAGAGTAGAAGTTGCTATTGCTAAAGAAGAAACAATGAAGACTGACAAAGGCGTTCAATGGATAGATGAAGTCTATAAAAGTCTTGAAGTCAATCAAAGATTTTCCAATGAAACAAAAGCTTACTATTCTTCTTATGAAGACATGATCCAATTACCACATAGATCAATGTTTAAAACTTCAAGCGGATATGTTGCTACAGCTTTGCATGAGTTAATCCATTGGAGTGGTCATAGTTCCAGAATGAATAGAAAACTAGGTAATGGTTTTGGTTCAGCTGATTATGCTTATGAAGAATTAATAGCTGAAACTGGATCAGCCATGATGAATAACAAGTACGGTATACAAGGAGAGATAGAAAACCACGCTAGTTATATTCAATCATGGATTAAGGTTTTAAAAGATGATCCTCAAAAACTATTTGATGCAAGTTATCAATCACAACAAGCGATGGAGTACATAGAAAAAAATGGAATAGAGTCTTCATGACTCTATTCCCATTAATAGCATTCATAAGAGTGTTATTAATGGGAATAATCCCACATTAACTTTGGAGAAAAAAATGGAAAAATATACCAAAATCGGAATAGATCAAATGTCAACTAATCGACAAAGAATAAAGGAATTGGAAAAAACAAAAGATGTTGCTGACTATCTACTTTGTAAAAAGATAGAAAGAACATTTACAAAATTTGTTAAAACCATATTTCCAGATTTTGTTGTCGTGCATGATGACCGTGTAACATTTAAGAAATACGATAAAACAATGTTGAATAAAGTTAGCAGTAATGAGTTCAATCTTGTCGGTTCTAAACTTGTGTTGCCTATTCAAATAAACCATAGACAAGCAATTGTTAAAAAGATTGATCCTACATATCAAGTTAATTTTAATCTTAATAACTTTGCTAGGAGGTCAAGATGAGTAAGATGAGTGACCTACACATTGAGCAACAAGAGAGTGGCGAAAGCCACTCTTCAATTGTTCCTGTAGATATTGGCAATCTATGTGTGCATTGTCGTAAAGATACATCTTTCGGTAGTGGAAGGTTTGTTAATAGATATCCTGTTTTCGGACTTGAAAATATTGATACAGGACAAGAAGAAGATGGCTATTGTTGTGATGAATGTGAGCAACAATGGTATAAAGATAATCCAATAGAAGCAAATTAGAACCCAAAGCAAGAACCCCCACAGCTGTCAGCTGTGGGGGTTTTTCTTTTTTTACTATCATTAATACTATCATAGACAGCAGATTGCAGATTCCTGGGGGCTGCAGATTCCCCGGTGATCACTATCATGGGGGGCAGATAGGCCGGGCGCTGCCAGGCGTGCCGGGCGCCCATAAAATAGCTGCTTTTGTTGTAGACTTTGTGTGTAAAATAAGAGATAATGATCTTACATTTTAAATTATTTTGGAGATAATAATGCACACTCACTTGACTAAAAAATCATCGAATCCTAAAACCGGGCCTATCCCGGTATCCACTACTGAAGACAAAAGCTGCCCGCCTAGCTGCCCATTGAATGACGGGACCTGTTACGCCAAGCACGGGCATTTAGCCATGCATTGGAAAAAAGTATCGGAAAAATTACGGGGTGAAAGCTTTAAACAATTCATCCAGGAAGTTGAAGCAATGGCAACCGGCACATTCTGGCGTCACAATCAAGCCGGTGACCTGGCCGGATCGGGCGACTGGATCGACGGGCGGAAGCTTAAAAGCCTGGTAAAAGCTAACAAAAATAAACGCGGTTTTACTTATACCCATAAGCACAAAATCAAAAAGAACCACGCCAAGATTAAACACGCCAACGATAACGGGTTCACCGTGAACCTGTCCGCCGATAGTCTGGACCATGCCGATGAGCTGCAATCCCTGGGCATCGGTCCGGTGGTGGTGATTGTCCCGGCGGACCAGGCCTACAATCACACCATCACCACCAGGGCGGGCAATAAAGTTAATGTTTGCCCGGCCACTTACCAGGATAATGTAACCTGTAAAAGTTGCCAGCTGTGCCAGCACGCCGGGCGGTCCAATATGGTCGGGTTCCCGGCTCACGGGACCGGCAAGGGAAACATCACCTGATGTTTTCTTTTGTTGGGTACTATCATAGGGGGGGGTGCAGATTGTATAAGACGCAGATTTCTGCTAGTCTACAAGCTCTCCCAGAGGATGATTCAATAATTTATCCTAAAAGCAGCGCCTGGAGATATCTCTATTTCTCCAAAGTAGTTAAAATGACTCCGGGCGTTCGCAGATTTCCAAAGCACGCAGACGCACGCAGATTATTTCACCGGGCGCAGATGTCGCGTCCAGCTCAGAGCTGATTCCCATTTCCACAGCTGATTCCCATTTCAAACCGCCATTTCAAAAGAGCAGCAAGTGTCTACGAAGGGGGGTTTCCCGTTCCATTATTGTATTTCTACAGTTACAGTTTTTTTTCTTAACCTCAATATACTCCTTGATATATATAGCCTTCCTGTGCCATAATATACATACAGTAGAAAAACTACTGTTTATTTTCAAACTACTAGGAGAAAAAATAATGAACGAGAACAACACGTTAACCAAACCAGAACCGGCTTTCACAATAGACGAAGCTAGACTTATTCAGCTATGTATTGAGTTTGCCAACAACGATAATGAATTATTATATGAAGCTAACAGAATTTTAGTTGATGAGGGTATTGGCTCATTGCCTGACAATATCCTGGGTTCGATCTGGGATAAGCTAAACCTAATTCTAAGACCAGGAGGACAATCATGAGCAAAACTGAAATTAGATATAGGTTGGTAAAAGAAAAAGGACCATACCTTGAAAACAAAGAAGAGACCAGAGGTTTCTCTTTAATCCATAGCAGCAATCCGAAACTACCGTTTAAAGAAGTATTGAAAGAGTTTTATAGCTCCGTTTTAAAACCAACGATTATTCACAACATAAAAAGAGGTCAATCATGAGTACCAATTTTATGCCAGTTGATGTCCTTTCATACGAAGAAGTCAAGAAACTATGCCCGGAAATAAACTTTGTTAAAACCAAACACGCACATAACAAGTGGGGAGAGATCATGCAACTTGAAGAAAACTATATGCACTTCTTTGATTACGACAATAAAATTACCGGGTTCACCAGGTACGGTGCTAATGAAGTAACAGATATGATTGATCTCATTCAATTCCGATTGGCAACACCGATCTATGATGAATACTCAAAAGAATATGAAGAAATGACTCAAGACTTATTCCAAGAAGGAATGGAGGTGTCTGAATGACTAAACTATTAAACGCCATCCTAAATCTTTACGACTGGATCAACCAGGCAATAATCAAAATCAAAAGACGGCCTATACAAAAGGTCAAGAGAGGCAAACAATGAGTATAGAAATTAAAATACACTACTATGAAGTCATGGAAGCTATTGAGTTGTATATAAAAGAAAACCACGGCTTGAATGTAGACTTAGATATTTACTCTGGGGACTGTGTGTTAGCGGAAGGTCTCGTGGAGGTGGAATATCGTGAACTGGAACCTGTTTACAAAAAACACAAGAACGGGAAGGTGGTCAAAAGTCAATACGGGCATCCTGTCGTTGATCGTGAAAATTCTGAGTATGTAAAAAGACACCTTTCTTTTGATGAGAGAGCCTCATTTGTTTTTAACATTAATAATAAAAGCGGGTGGTGATATGAGTAACGACTACTACGATTACGTCATGGAATTGATCTACCAGGACATAGACTCAGAAGACGAGAAGGGTTTATTGGACGACAAAATAAATAAGCTGGCCAAGGAACACAGCCTTCATGCAGACGATGATCGAGACGACATTAAAGTAAAGATTGCCGAGGAAGTGTATGAGGAGAGTTTTCAGTGAGCGAAGAAAAAAGAAAAAAGAAAACGACTAAACCAATACGAATACGCACCGTTGATGTAAGCGTACCTTTCAACGAAACTTTTGAAAGAAGTTGTTTTAAATGCCTTTTGCAATCAAACAATAAAAACTTATTTTACTACACAAACAAAGCACTATTGGCGTTCCCAGATGTTGAGAGGTGGGCGTGTATAAACTGTATAGAAGAGGTGTCCAATGACTGATTTTATAATGCCCGGATTAATCTTTGGCATGGTTGATAACGGGGTTCTCATTCTGGGCGCGTACACAGGATTAGAGGTAGATCGATTCTTTAAAGGCAATGGACAGGTAGGTGCAATTCTGGGCGCGGGTGTGGGAAACACCATATCAGACGGTCTAGGAGCAGCTATTGATCCCACCATGAGCCACATGATCATTGGAATTATATTAGGGTGTTTGATACCGTTAATACTAATACCAATAATTGAAACTCGGAGGAACAGTGGCAAATAAGATGAACCTAGCTAGACAAAAACAATGGGAAAGCATCATCAACGAACAAGAATCTGATGTCTTTCTTTTAAGACGTCATGATGACCTGAAAAAAAACCCGAACCCTAGCCTGGCTCTAGTCCACACCATAGAAAAAGAGCTTCAATCCAGAGGATGGCATCTTGACAACAACAAAAACTGGTCATGGGAGAAAACCAATGAACAATAAAATAGACGCTATAGTAGACAGCCAGGATAAAATCCGTTGGCTTGAAGCACCGGAGCTGCCCGAAACCGACTACGATTCCGTCCTCGAACCCGCAGATTATCAGCTCAAAGCTGACAGCACTCAGTGGTTTATGCACAACGATTTAGCTATTCGTATTGAAACCAATGCAGATTCAGTCATAATAAGTGTATACAACGACAGAGGAAAAGCACTAGGAAACTGTATTCTTCATCAAGACCTGGATGCCAACAAATCGTATGACACAAAGAAATAATGACCGCAAAATAGCTGAGCTAATAACCGATTACTTTCTGGACGAGCTTCAAAAAGATGTCACCATTGAGGTTGATTGTAAGGTTCATGGCCAATTCAAGCACAGTAAAATTGATTCAATTCCTGAGGGCGATTGCCCGGATTGCTACTTCCATGACGAATACCTTAAGGCACTCTCTTCAGAGCGTGCAGACTGGATCGATAAGTCCAAACTACACTAATCTTCATCATCCTCCAATACCTCAACCAATTCCGGCTCAACCAATTCCGGCTCAATCACTTCCGACCCAATCACTTCCGGTTTCGGAGTCACGTCCTTCACCACATTCGCCAACTTATTCTGTTTCATCAGGTTCGCTAGCCTGGCCTCCACCTGCTCCCGATCCATCTGATCGATCTTCCCGTACTTAACTTCTTTCCTGTCCACCATCAATCCACCCAACTTCGCTCGGCCCAATTCAGCCGCCACCGCAGCTCCGAACACGCCATCATCCATAGCCGCATCCCTGATCTTCTTCAAATCTTCAGCCACCTTCTCAAACGTAATCTCGTACTTCTGCCTCTGTCGGTCCTGCAACTGCTGCACCTTATTCTGCACATGCTCATATTGCGGATCATTCAATAACCGGTGCGCGATAATATCCGGGTTCTTATACCCGGCTCTGAACGCACACTCGCCCTGACCCAAATCTTCAAACACATACAAATCAATAAACGCTCTCTGCTTCTTCGTAATCTTCTTCTTCATTAGTTCTCCTTCCATTATACTTTTCGTATCTCTTTCTTTTTTTCAACGCTGTCCAAGGAAGAGCGGTAGAGGGGAGGTTGTGTTATACAACTCTTTCCTCTCTCCTTTAGGAGAGCGAACCACCGTACCGCCATACCATCTATATTCCATAAGGGCTGTAGAGGTGGCAGTACGGTGGTATGGCATAGTACAATCATACCCCCGTACCATGTATACTTTCCTTATTATATAGGGGTTTCAGAGGCACATGGTACGAGTCACGCAAAGTAGCCATACCATGTGTTTTGCCCCATTTTGACCCTATTTTAACCACCCGATTCTTCCTCATTTTCACTACTCTTTGTAGACAAAACGTTGCCATTCACAATACCCAACTTCACTGCTTTGTTGTAAGTCGCTCGCGCCATTTCTGTGGGAAACGCGATGAAATTACCGAACACCCTACCCTTACCGACTCTCTCGTAGTTCGGTATGAGGTCGGGATCAATCGTTCCCCCAATTCTTTTAACTCGTATCATGACCGCCCCGCCAAAACAAATAAAGCACCCCATCAGTATAAACAACCCGCTGAGTACCGTTTGCACGGTAGCCGTTGACGGGTTCAGTGAGAACATGTTATTAAAGAACCCTAACACGCTGAGTGTGTAGAGGTCGCCCTTGAGTACCATTGATGCCAGGTCTATAAACACTAGACCACTGGCAACCATGACCATACCTGCTAAAAACACCATTAATCCTAAAAGTTTCATTCTTCCTCCCAGGGTTTTACCCCTTCGTTACTAACCAGCCAATGCCATGTTTGCTTGCCCGGAATTGCATGGGTTAGCACGCGCCCACCCAAATATTTCTGCACATAACTCACAGCAGCTTTACCTTTACCCATGCCACTGGGTAGTCCTCGGTCCTTTAAGCCTTTGCGTGCCTGTAATTCCAGTTCTGCGCGTGTATAAAATTTTGTTTTGTCCATTGAGTTTGCCACCGTGTGCGCGATATCGACCTCATCGACCTGTTTTTCCGCATCGAAATCAACGATGTTCCAAAGGCCTGTGTCAAAGTTAAAGTAGGCGCCATGACTTTCCGGCTCCCTCGCATTCCGAGCTTCATAGAACAGCGTCACGTTCGGCTTATCACCGAGTAACTTAATGCCTGAGTCAAACCACCCGGCGAACACACTGCCCCCACGAGCTGACATGAAACTCATGTCGTCCTGTCGATCCTTACCCGTATGATGGGCAATGATGAAGCACACGTTGTGCAATTCAATGAGTCGATCCACTCGACCCAGTAGCTTATGAATGTCCGCGTTGGAGTTCTCTTCACCATCAAAGAAGTTAATAAAGGGATCCAACATCACAATGTCGGGCTTATGAAAGGCGATTTCTTCACTGACCATGTCAATGTCGCTGTCTTTCAGTAGGTTTTTACGCAAGCGCCCACTGACAATGAGGTTCTCGCCCAGCGACTCAATGTATTCGGGCTTTGTTTCATAAGGCGTGAGGTACAAATTCACTCGTTCTGCAATGTAGGCTTCAATGATTTCTGCTTGTAGCCACATCACCCTTAATGGTCTGGGGAAAGACTTACCCATAAACTCGGTACCCGTTGATGCTGCTGTCGCGAACGCGCCTAGCCAATGCGACTTCCCAATCTTGGGTTTACCGATCATTAACACTCTGGCCTGTTGAAAGATAAACTTATCCCCCCAATATTCAATCGGTGTTTCAATGTCCAGTGCGCTAAAGTCCTTCCATGGCAACAACCCCAGAGGCCCTCGTTCCGGCTTCTCTTCTGCGAGGTTCTCAATCGGGTCTTCCTGTTTTAATATTTCCTTTTGCTCGTCCTCCAAGTGCACTTCCCATTTACTGGTTTCCCATCGGAGCATTCCCATCTCCACATCTTCGGGGTGTCTTTTTATATGGCCGTTAACAATCGACATCGTGGTCGTGGTCACCTCCATCGGTGACATCGGCGGGATATTGGTTTGATTCCAATCCTGGGCTTTAATCATAATGTCTCGTTGACCCCACCCTTCCTTGATCCACTTCCCGACCAGTCGTGCCAACTTATCGTTCCGAGTACCAATGTCGGTGCCGACGCTATCAAGTTTTCCGGAGATAACATTCTGAGTGTGACCAACATTATTAAACTCGGCGATTTTTTGTAGGTCTTCGGGTTGTAAACACGGCAGTTCATCGATGTCACTAATTGAGGTGTGACTGTCGTTTATAAAAAAGTAATCGTGAGAGGGACACAACATGACATAGCCGCCAGTGCCTCTGATGTCGAGTTTATTCTGGCCGGCGGAGTTACGAACCTCCAAGCCGGGATTAATACTATAAAAGAAATGCATGCCACCTCTGGGGGTCATCTGCTTTAGAGGGGTGCCGGTAATTTTTTTACTTTCAAGAAACTCAACCGCCTCTTGTGAATCAGCATCGAGGACCACAAAGTTAATGCCGGTTATCGCTGCCCAATTGGAGAGCGGGAAGGTTTGTAGCCACTGGGTCATTTGTTGGCGGGTAGGCTGGGTGCGTTGAAACGGCTCCCACTTCACTCTGGGCGCTTTAGCCCAGCGTGCCTTTATCTCTTCTTCGGTGTCAAACGTATGGCGTTTACGAAAATACTCAGGTATGTATTCGTCTTTCGAACCGCAAGGTATTAAATGGAATCCATGCTCCCAATAACTGTCGAGCATTTCATCTTTAACTTCCTTGCTGATTTTCTCCCACGTCTGATTCGCATTCAGAATCAAGCTCATATAGGTTTCCTTTAAGCAACATCTGCTTTTTGACGAACGGCTCGATCTGAATCTAACTCTTCGGGTAGTCCATAAATAGAATCCCAGTTAAGGATCCCCTTTGAATGTTTCATAAGCTGTTTGGCTTGCTTAACACGCGGTGCACGCGCATAATATCTCCATGCTTTAACAGTGGACTCGGAGGTGCCCAGGTCTTTAGCCACGGCCTCGATTCCTACGTCTTGTATATATTCGGATAGTGTAATTCTAATACTAGCCATTTGTTTCTCCCTTATATGTATAAAATTTTTCTTGAAAAATAGAATAATAATTCCTTGACATCTAAATTGCAAGAGATTATTCTTAGTGCCGTAGTAAGTTAAAAGTTAGAACTGTTCTTTGGGAGAAGAATCATGCAAGACATCACAGCGCTGCGATCAAAGCGCAGAGAATTGTTAGCCCTAAAAGCTGACCTTGATCGACAAATCAAAGCAAACACCAATGATATATTAAGTCATCCCGATTTAGGGATAGACGTTGAAACCCTTGCAAACAGAGGGGGATCATCAACACAGAACGGATTTAATATTTCTTTTTCACGAACCATAGATTGGGATCAGGAATACCTGGGTTCTATTAAAGACAAAATACCTGCCAGCGCATGGCCGTTTAAAACCAAAGAAGTTTTAGGCTTAAAAGATTTTCAAAGCTACTGTATGGATTATCCGGATCATGGAAAAATCTTACACAAGGGCGCAATAACTAAAATATCAAAATCTCCACGAATTGTGGAAAAGGAATAGACAAAATGAGTTTAATGGACAAGATCAGCAACCAAGCTGCATACACACAAGTAAGAATGAATATAACCGGCACCGACGGCATTGGTAAGAGCACCTTTGGCGCGGGCGCCCCCAAGCCTATCTTTATTTGTGCAGAGGACGGCTTGCGCTTTATTGATATTCCCCACTTCCCGGTTTGTGAAACCTATAACGACATCATGGAACAGGTTAAAACTCTGAGCGCTGAAGAACATAATTTTAAAACTGTTGTTTTAGACACCACCGATTTTGCCGAAAGACTATGTCAGGAACAGGTTAAAGAGTCGCACAATATAAAGACCATTGAAGCTTTGGGTTACGGCAAAGGATTTACCGAGAGCTATGAGTTGTTCGCAAGAATCTTAAGAAACCTGGAAGCACTCTCTGTTGCCAAGAAGATGAA